TTAAAATCTCTTTTGTACGTTAATGGCCGGTCCCCTCAATCGCTGAGATGAGCGCGGATCAAATTGTGATGCGTCTTCTTCTTCTTTTACACGCGCCATCATCTCTGACTGACGCCACAATTCAGGTGCGCCCATCTTGAAATCACCATGAACTTCTGCTTTGTACCAGAAAATGGTATCCTCCAGTTTATTACTCTGTGTATTGTTATTAATGACCAAACATTCATAATTTTGCGTACACTGATCCATCATTTGACAGAAAAACTCAAATGAAGGAAAAGCCGAACCATAGTTTTCAAATAGACGTTTACGGTTATTCATATAGGGCTCTCGTAAAATAAACACATAATCGACATTGGTACGCAACGCAGGCTGAATGCCAAGTGGAAACTGCATAGTAATAATGAAAAATACCTTGAGCCAACGCCCGTTCATAAACAAGTAGCGAATGTTCTTATCATGAGTCCAAGAATCATCATACATACAATCATCTAAAATCAAGAAGGCTCGAGGGTCAATATTCGATTTGATTCCCTTTTCTAAATCTTGTTGAATCCGTTGCATGACCAGTTTCTGACGTTTTACGAAATTGGCCAAAATGACAGGATTGTACTCTCCGTGAATGAACATCGGCGGAACTATCTTTTTAAAGAAACCGTTTGACTCTTCTGTTCCGGAAATGACACAACCCATCGGCAAATCTTGATGATGAAACAGTAAATCACGAACCAGAGTGGACTTACCGGTACGACGACGACCAATAAAAACGGCGACCGCGTCTTGTGGAATACCTTTCATTACAAACTTCCGGAGATTAACATTTACGCCTCCTTGTGATGCCATACTAATTCTAGTATCGCTCTCCAATTTGTCGTGCGCTTCAGAAACACGCACGTAAGTCTTCCAAACAAGGAGATGAAAGCGGTACGAAAGGCACTCCTCCAAGATCCATGTCGAAGTCGTGATCTTACAGAGAATGAGCGTGAGATCTTTTCGAATTATGCCCATTTACAACGCTATTTTCCTGCTCTTGACCTCTTTACCATTCCTAAATCAGCACTTTCTCATAAGAACATGGAACTCCCGACCAAGTATCAGATCAATCAATGGATTTCACAACATCACCCCAAAATATGGAGTGCCATGCGTGTACCTGTATCAACCGATTCGAATTCTGATCCACCTGATGCTGAACCGTGCGATGTCTTTGTCAAAACGGTTCACTTATTAAATCCAATTGATATCATCAAAGAAAAATATGTCTGCCCTGAACACCCTCTTCTTCCACAAAGTGAAAAGACGTGGAAGAGTACACTTCTTAAGCTACATAGCCACAATAATCAGGCCTATGTTGATGCGGTATGTAATTTTGTCCTAAGCCGCTTCCGTGAACTTGATTTGACTCCACATTGCGTGTTATCGTATGGTTCCTACACGGGAATCAGTAAAAACTACCAGTATACCATTACCAATGAATATGATACCTATCGTCAATGCCGTTGGTTCTGGAAAGGGATGGAATCGCACAGCGCGCGCTTAACCGTTCTTCATGAAAACAAAGAAGAAGTTCCTAATTTCGATGAGTTCTATAAAGAAATTACGACCTGTCCGTTTGAAGATGGCGATGAATCCGATGTTGAGTTAGAACCATTGGAGGTAGTGGAAGATGTAGACAGTGACGCAGAATCGGTTCAATCCGTTACATTTGATACGATTGAGGAGGAAGCCGATAATTCTCTGAATATGATGGATATCAATCAATCGATTGTGCGACGAGGATCGCGCAAGCACCATTCAGAAAGCGAATCCGAGTCTGGATCCGAGTCTGGATCCGAGTCTGGATCCGAGTCTGGATCCGAGTCTGGATCCGGATCCGATGGGGTTGAATTCGACATCTGTTTGGAACTTCCCAATATGCCCATTATTATGATTGCGCAAGAGGCACAAGAAGGTGTGATGGATTCATTGTTGGACGATGATGAGATTGATGGGTTTGAGCGCGAATCACAAGGATGGGAAGCACGATGGATCGCATGGATGTTCCAGGTGGTGTCCGCCCTTACCTTTTTACAAAGTGCGATCTGTTTCACACACAATGATCTTCATTCCAATAATATTCTTTGGAGAAAGACGGACAAGAAGTTCCTATATTACCGAAAGCGTGATGGAACTGTCTGGCGAGTCCCAACGTTTGGAAAGATCTTTACGATTATCGATTTTGGAAGATCGATCTTTCGTTTGGGACGTCATCTCTGGGTATCGGATGATCATTGGCCGGATCAAGATGCGGGCGATCAGTATAACTTTGGACCCTTTTTCGATCACTCGAAACCAAAAGTATCTCCCAATCCATCATTTGATCTATGTCGCCTAGCGGTTAGCTTGATCGATGGTCTTTTCGATGACGCGCCACCGAAAAAGAAAGGAAAAGGTATTCCAATTATGAGTGAGGAAGGGTCCTGGAAAGTATATGAGACCAAATCCCCTCTTTACAATCTTCTTTGGAGCTGGACGATCAATGATGCGGGTCAAACAATCTATGAAACCGAAGACGGCGAAGAGAAGTTCGATGGGTTTGATCTGTACATTCGGATCGCACACGATGTTCATAGCGCGATTCCGAAAGATCAACTTCATCGACCGGTGTTTCAGCAGTTTATCTGGAAGAACAAAGTCCCTGCGGAGGATAAGGTATACTCATTAGGTGTATAATGAAACGTACATCACATTTATCATATCATGAAATCATCATATGATAAATAATAAATTAATAACACTTAATTGGTTCCCAAAAGTGCCTCATTCGTTGTAAGAGGGACACATGGGCATCCGTTAATCACGGTGGTCACGCCACCATCCTGCTTGCGATAGTGCTTCATGGTACCATCCTTCACGGTATTGATAATAGACTGATCAAAAATACCCAGACGTGGGGCATATCCTGTATTCGCATTCGCATAATTCTGGATACGATTCAAGAAATCGCCGGATTGCGCTTTATTCATACGACGCTGAGTAATTTGAGAAGCATCATAAATGGTTGTCGGCATGTCTACCGTATTGCGATAAAATTATACTAGCATTATCGGCCAAAAAGACGTGGTGGTCCTACTTGTAACTCCATATCATCTCCTATACTTACACCATTAAACGATGGCAAACTGGTAGGCAATTCCATTACAGGAAACAGATCCGGAACAAGCAAGCCTGTAAACGCAATGAGAATAGAACCACTGATAAAATCTTGGGCAAACTGAATATTCTTGTACTCTTTATCCTTGTATCTTGCGCCAACGAAGCTCATCACGATAAAGAGGATTCCTCCCACCACCATCCATGGGAACCATACGGGTATCATTTCCAGTTCGTGTGAGAAAAACACACCGACCCTGTCCGCACTACAACTCTTCATAATCTCCGAGTGCGATCGATTCGGAGGGTCCGTTCAGATCATCCAATGATTCTGCTTCCATATCCAATGATGTCCCCTCTTCTTCCAAAATCTGAAGAATCGGGCCGGATTCTTGATCGGAACTGGGAATGGACTCCTCACTTTCTTTGGATTCCATGATCAAATCAGAATCCGTTGGATGTTCAGAATCAAACATCGCATTAAATTCTCCAAAACGCACCGTAGGCTTATCATCGATCATAATAATTGGCGTAGAGGGTTGAGCAAAGGGAGTAGGCGGTGCAACAGGAATGTCAATCGGTGTAATAATAGGTGCTACTGTTTCAATCGGTACAGTAGCCGGTGCTTCAGTGATACTAACGGGTTGTGGAACCGCTATCTCCTCTTTCTTCTCTGGTTCATCATCGCTGTCTTCCTCATCTTTTCGCGCATCAGAAGATGAATCATGTGTTACGAAATCTTTCAAGATGGATTTGACAGGTACCAAACTGCGCACTGCCTGAATGATACCTTCGTTCAACATGTTCTCGATGGTACGATAATTCTGCTGTTTCTCCATGCCCGGAATACCATCGCGAAAGAGATATGTTGAACTCCATAGCAACTTTGCAGTTTCGCATAAGACCTTGAACAGAAAGTGCTCGACCTTTGGAATATTGATTTCAACTTTTTTATTGTTGGTCGAAAGACGAATGGCAGTGAGAACTTTCGTATGTGCAATAAAAACGGCAGTAAGAAGATCCTCTAAATAGTCACAACCGGAATTGGCTTGAATGAGATGAATCTCATTGGAAACTTTCTCCATGTTCCAATCATGAATCTCATTCAAGAAGTTTTGAAACTGCCAGAGAGCACGTTTTGGTTCTTGAATCATAAGTCGTTTGGCTTTTTCCAGTAAATCAACGTAGAATTGAAAATAGGCCGGAACCAAGAAGACACATAGTTGTTTGGTATACTCGGTACGCGCATCGGAATACACTGAAAGGACCGAGTCACGATTCATTCTTCTTCCTTCTGTGGTGTTGTCATGACCCTATCGAACGCACGTCGATCCAGTGTACTTCCCAAGAAGGCCCACAATGAACCCGCCAATTCCGTACACGTACCGTAGTCTTTTAAGATTCGATCGTCTGATAACAACGAATGAATAAACAATTCAGGATGGTATCCTTCTTGAATGTATTCTGGTAACTTATCGGAAGACAACTGATTCATCTCTTCTCGTTCTTTGCGACGATGTTCGAGTGTGCGAGTCCATGTATCTGGATACTGAAGTTGTAACTGCGCACATTGTTTCGCACGACGATAGGACAATTCGTTTGTTGTTAAATATTCTTTGATCTCATTGCGATTCAATCCACGAATGCTAGACAGATACTGATCAAGATCCGTCCAAGATGGAAGACGAATTCGCTTCATCCGACAACGCGAACGAATTGGTTCTTGTAGCCTTCCCGCATCGCGGCATTCTAAAATAAAAAGTACTTCGGATGCGTGTGTTTCGAGAATACGACGAAGGAATGCTTGTGCCTCAGGTGTTAAATCATCGGCGCCTTCCAACCATAAAATCGCAGGCTCGGTTCGGCGCGCCCAAATATGGAGTTTTTGCCGACCATCTCGAAGCGTTCGATCTTTTCGACATGGGCAAACAAAGAGCTGTTTTCTTACTTCTTGCGCATACTTCTGGATCCAGTAACTTTTACCGCATCCAGGAGGACCTGTGACAATTAACGGGGTATGGTCCATTTACCAATATAGGGATGGATGGGTTTATGCTCTACGAGTTTTATTTTTTGAATGATGCTTGCGACGAGAATGACGACGACCACCACGTTCACTACTTTGACTAGTTCTAATGGTTGGTGGCATTGGCGCATTGGCTGAAGCATTGGCTGAAGAATTGGCTGAAGAATTGAGTGGAGCATTAATGCTCTTACTATGATTTTTCGTGGCGGCATAATACATCGCACCTCCAAATATCACTGGAAGCAACGCAAAGGGTAACCACATGGGCGGTCCACCAGATGGTGTTGATGTTTTACTCGGGTCTGCTTGTCCCGTCATACTAGCACCAGAACCATCTATACTATAAGTACATCCTCCCTTAAAATCACAGCTGATAGGTGTTCCGTTTGGCATTATTGCGGATCCTCCTTCTGGAATGCGTGTCCCACTTGGTGTTGCCATATATACTTTATCATTCGTTTTTTATGCATATACTCGGTTTCGAGTCAATGAACGCGCTGCGAATCCAAGAATCAATGCGATACTGCCAGCTGCTACACCCCATAGAGCCGGTTGATGTTCAGAAGCCCATTCGCTCCATGAGTTGGAAGACTTCTGTACAACAACTTCTTGAGAACCCTCGGCTTGAACCTCTGAATTACCGGGCATGGAATCAATATGTTCGGACATGATTACTGAACAATCCACACACATCGTCTTTAGATCGATTTCTTTAGAATCGCAACGTAGATACCATTGTGCCATGCGCGTTGTTCAGGGCTACCAAAAATGACATCACGATCATCCCACGTGGTTCGAATCTCTTTGCTATACAACACCTCCAACTTTAACTTTGTAAATGATTCCAATGTTCCTTCACGAACCGGCCTCCAATTCCAATCATCCACGATGAACACAAAGGTATCATCCAAACTGTTATAAAAATGAGTTAACGCGCGACCATGATTCTCCTTCGAATGCTCACCGTCATACATATAGATATTAAAGGATGGTAGACCATCGACATCGACTTGATAGCAATCCTTCTCAATAAACATCGCATAATTGACTCCTTTATATTTCTTAAAATTTGTTAAGAACTCACCCTTCGGGCCACCAAATTGACTCCAGTTGTCAATACATACGACTTTTGCTTGGTTTCCACACATGGCAGAACAAACCGACGATCCCTTCCATGTTCCGATCTCAAGATACCGCGCATCCTCACGATTCAACAAATTATTGTAAAAATGGCGTGTTTTGATACCCGACATTCCCTCCATGGTTATAATCTCTTGTGTAATTTTTGATTCACCCCGTTCGGCTTTCTCGAATGCCTGTTCGACATGTGCTTGAAGTTCTTCCATTTGCCATTCTATCTTTTTGCATCTTTAGATCTCTTCATGCGAGGACATCTTAATGCGAGGACAAGAACTGGCGGTATTCCCGAATGGCAGCCTCATCTAACGCGGCATTCTTACTAAGACTCTGCATGAGTGGATTGGTATCCACCGCCTCAACTGCAGAATAGGTATTTCGCTCACGACTCACGTCTAGTTTGAGAGGGACACGATATTCCACACGACCAATGTCGCCAACACCTGGTGTAATATCCATGGAACGATTCACTGCCAGCGCACGGTCATTCATCACATCTGCATCAAGTTTCTTCGATAGCTGGCGACCAGGATCACCATTGAAGGTAGCAGAATTGCCCGCACCCGCGATCGGTTTGCGACCACGAGCAACTTGTTCCTTGTTTGGATTGGTGCGCATGTTGTACGCAGCGGTTGGATCCATCGCATCGGACCATGCTCCATTACCACCTGGACCCGTCCAGGCCAGACCTGCCGACAATTGTGATTTCTGTGTCGGTTTGGCAATGTCATCGGGATCATATACCTTGAGGCGTTCTGGGGCCGAGCTGGCGGCCATGATACCCATACGATCCAGATAAATCGTGGATTCCTTAACGGTCGTACGAGCAATATCCTTTGGATCCCATACGGTGATCGCCGCCGCACGATCTACATGTGTATACGGTGTACCCGTCATGCGGATGTTTCCAATGGTCTCACTGCGACGAGTCGGACGAGAATCATCTGAATATCGGGACATGCCCAATCCATTATCCGCTGGCACCGCATTGAGCGCCATGACGCGCTCCGAAGTCTCATTGCGTTCATTGGGACGAATCTCAATTGCCGACTTGCCATAATCAGCCTTATCTGCGCCTGTATCCTTTGTGTAATATCCTGTCATGTCCGCATTGCGATAACCCGCCCCACCATACTGTTGCGACATCGGCATGCGATACGATCCTGTGACATAACTCTCTCCAAAATCCTGCGAGGTGGCCACACCTTCATACTCCACGGAGGTTTCAGGTCGAACGGTGTGAGGCAGAATCTGTGTAGAACGCACGGTCTCCTTAATCAAATCACCCGTTGTGGTAAAGAAGCGCTCACCCGTTTCATCGATGTAGAATGTATCAGGTTTGTATCGGCGAACCTCGCCGACATCCTTCAATTCGGCGTTGGTGCCAATAAAGTGTTGACCAGGCACCATTGGGGTGTCATAAGTCTCCTTTGGATTGGAGAGAACACGAAGGTCATTGGTATCCTTCGGACGCATGATCTCATTGATTTCCAATTGTTGAAATCCACCCTTACCTACAAATCCGAACTTGTCACCAAGACCCGCACCCACCTTGGTTTGTTCAAAAGGACGTTCGCCATTGCGTACCACAGGAGCTTGTGATGAAATGCGAGACTGGAAGAAATCAGTATTGTCCTCCATGCCATTTGGATTTCCATATGGAGCACGAGAGGTCTCGAACATGTTCTCCACTTCACGCTTCTTCATCTGGGTAGAACCCGTTCCATTGTACATATCGAGAACACTTGTATTGGATTGTGGAGCAATGTTTTGCTTGATGCGACCGCCAAAAAACGGCTGCATGTTGTTATGTTTATATTCAGTGGATGCGATGCGTTGACCTGATAGGGGGCTGATGACGTATTCACTATCCATGTAATTTGGACTGGCCTCCGTATTGTCTGACCGGTATTCCGTCATAGGAATATTTGACTCGATCGGTGATGGGGATGGCATGGTACCCGGAAGGAATCCAGGTGCGTAGGGTGGCTGATTGGAGGCGTATCCGAGAGCGGTGCCGTATGGTCCATTGCTGGGTTCGGACGGATAGGTTTGACCATTTGACATTTGATACATCATATCAAGTTCGGGGCCAAATCCAGTAGCAGCGGCTCCTTTTGGAGCAATGGTAAGTGCGTCGCCATTCGGACCACGCGCAGCTGGCATAAAGCCTTCACGAACGGCTTGCTTACGAAAAAGTGGACTCGTATGATCCTGTGGAGGAAGGGTGTGAGAAGAGGGGACAGGG